CACTGCCCAAGGAATTGGTGGGGTTCCAAATCCATGCCATTCTGGACAGTAGAACAAGACCAGCACATCGTGAACGGGATAAGACGGTTTATTACAAGAATCCTCGCTATGACAACCTTGGCTTTGACCAGATGCCGAATCCGCCACTGGAGGCAGATGGATCGACTGCATTCAATTGCAGGTGTTGGTTAGTTCCAATCTTGAACACTGAGCCAACTAAATTTTATGATTTTAAAGGCCGAATCATTCCAGATGCCAAGACTTTCAGCCAGTGGTTTGGATCAAGTACGAAAGATAAGCAGGTTTTAGCGATTGGGGTTAAACGGCATCAGATGGCTTCAAAGCGTTTAAAAAAAGGCGAAACACTCCAGTGGTGGCATCTTCTAGACCCAGATTCTGGGATGTTACTTGATTTAGATGAAATAAAATCAGAATCTCCCCAAAAAAGGGCAGGAAGAATTAAAAAAGCAAAAAATATCATATTCAAGGCTTGACATAATTTTATATTGCTATCAATATATTTAATATGCCAACTAATCTTTCGCTTCTAGAAGACCTCAACTCTATTATTCCGCTTAGCCAATGGTCAAGTGGGAAAGAGGCTTTGACGGTTGATCGTGAAGCCGGGATTATCAAAGGCATCAAGATTCTTGGGTTCACATCCCAGAATGGTAGGCGGTATACGCCTGAAGCCTGTAAAGCTGCGATTTCCCTGTACGAAGGGAAAAAGGTCAATATTGACCATCCAGAAAAAGGCCCAACCCAGCAGCGTTCAACTTATGATCGCTTTGGAAAGTTCATCAATGTTCGCTTCGTTGAAGGCGATGGACTTTTTGGTGATCTCCTCTACCTCAAAAGCCATGAAATGGCTGAGAGTGTATGCGAAGCGGCTGAACGCAAAGAGCTAAATGATGTATTCGGAATGAGCCATAATGCTCAGGGCGAAGGATCTGTAGATAAGCAAGGTATATTCGTTGTCTCACGGATAACGGAAGTGCGCCATGTCGATCTCGTCGCAGACCCGGCAACGACACAATCGCTCACGGAATCAACGGCAACAAAGCAGAAAACAGAAGAAGCAGCGTACTCTGGAGTTTATCGAACGAGTAAAAAACGCTCTCCTAAAGCGAGGAGGGGATTCGTGAAATCCAAGAGTAAAAGCGCAAACAAGCCTACTGGGACTATTAAAGAGAGCGAAGACGAGACTACTCCAGTAGTGAACGAAAAAGAAGAAGACAGAAAAGACTTGCACCATCGGGTTATGCAGATCATTACCCGTGACGATATGGCTGATGATCGTAAAGCTGATGCTGTTCTTGATTTCCTTATGGATGAAATGGGAGACGAAGAAATGGATGCAACTGAGGCAATGGATCGTATCGATGATACAAATAAGGATCAGAAAAGCGATACGCCAGCTGATTCTGGATCGGATGATACCGAAGAGGCGAAGGGCACTGGAAAGTGCGCTAAATGCGGTTGCGATTGCCAAGGAAGCATGGATGCTGAAGAGGCAAAATGCAACGAAGAGGAAGGATCTTGTGGCGATGGGAAGGAGCGGATGAAACCTGTAAAAGAATCCAAAGATCCTAAAGAAGAACTTGAATACTTGCGGGCCAAGGACAATATTCGCAACTTGTGTGAGCAAGCTGGAATCAAGTTCGAGGATTCCCTTGTAGAAGACCTTTCCAGCCTTTCCGCATCCTCCTTGGAGCGTCAGATCAAGCGTATTGCTGCTTCTGAGAAAGCTGCAAAGCCAAAATGCCCACCAATCAATGCCCCGCTTCAAGAAAGTAAGGGTAGTGGTATTCCTGAAGGTGATTCTTTGTTCCGTTGGTTGCAAAACTAAAAAGGGGGTACGACGATGAGTACGACTTTTGGTGGTGGTAGACTCTACAAGCCAGCTAGCGATACGGTTATGAATCTGCCCAGTGCAGCTTCGACCGCTATCACTCCCGGTGACCTGTTGTATTGGGACAGCACCAACAAAGTGCTGAAGCCTTTCGATGTTTATCCAGCAACTGGAACGGTTAATACCGACCAAGCTGCAATTCGTGCAGTTTTCGCTGGTGTTGCCCTCCAAGGTAAATTGGCAGCTGATGCCAGCACTGGCTATCCAGCTTTCAACGGTGAAGTAATTACTTTCACCCCTGATGCTCTTTACGAAGCAACTTGTGCAGCTACCACCTTCGAGCCGGGTGACTTGGTTGCAGCTTCGGTTGCAGCAACTGCTGGTGCTGGCAATGTCGCAGCACAGACACTTGTAAAGACCACCGATTCGGGCGAAGCATTGGGTTATGTTGTTGAGCGTTATGCAAGTAACACGACTACGGTTCGTGTTCGCTTGATCGGGCGATGGTCGCCTTACAACTTCGCTGATTACAACACCATTACCTCAGCCTGATCCCTAACACAATAAGAAAGGTACTGATCCATGAATACGATGAAGTTGAGAAATCTGTACGAGTCCCGAACCAAAGAAACCAATGGTCGCTGGCGTTTTCTGACCGAAATGCGCCAAGGCCTTGGTCTTTGCGACAAAGACGGCAACGACAACAAGGACTTTGCTGGCAACCGTATCTTGAAGGACAGGAATGTCCGTCCAGAGCAGTTCAGCCTGCAAGAGCTTGCTGAATCCATTGTTGGGCCTAGCTGGAGGCAGATCTTCAATCCTGAATCCGGCACAATGAATCAGTATACCGTAGCTCGATCCTTGGTGGAAACTGGTTTCCCCAATGAGCAACGGGCACTGGTTGAAGCCACTGGTTTTGGCCTTGATCCTTCGGCCTTCCTGAACATCAATACTTTCACCTCCATCGTTGGTGGACTGGTTGAAGTAAAGATTTTGGAAGCATTCCAGAACCCTGCTCTGATTGCTGATCGCCTGATGCCTGTTGAGTCCACAAAACTCAATGGTCAGAAGATTATCGGTCTTCAGAACATTGGTGATCGTGCCCGTAAGCGTGGCCCCGGTGAAACTCATCCTCGTGCCCAATTCGGGGAGCGTTGGATCGAGACTCCAGAAACCCGTGAAAACGCCTTGGCACTTGATGTTCTCAAGGAAACGGTTTTCTTTGATCTGACTGGTGCAATTCTCCAGCAGGCATCTAGCATTGGTACTGAATTGGCATACCGTAAGGAACTTGAAGTGATTGATACCTTCCTTGGTATCAACAACTCCTTCAAGTACAACGGTACAGCCTACAATACCTATCAGACGAGCCGAACCCTTGGCTATCTGAATGCCCATACGAACCAGCTAGTGGATTGGACTTCACTCCAGTCTGCATATCTGCTGTTCACTCGCCAAGAAGATCCCCATACCGGAAAGCGTTTGCTCATCACGCCGGATACCGTTTTGGTCAATCCAGCAAAGATGGCAACCATCAATCTGATCATTGGGGCATCCTCCACTGATCGCCGTACCACTCCGGGTTCTACTCAGGCTACTGCTGCTGAATTGAACATTAGCAGCACTCCGGGTAATCCTTACAGTGGCCAGTTCAATGTTGTGACCAGCCCTCTTGTCGAGCAACGATGCTTGGCGGCAGACGGTCTGAACTTGAATCAGGCTAACTCTGACGGCTTGTGGTTCATGATGCAAGCTGGTAAGGCGTTCCGCTATATGCAGAACTATCCTTTGACTGTTACCCAAGCAAGCCCCAGCCAGTACGAAATGCTGGATCGAGGCATCGTAGCATCCTACTTCGCTGAAGAGCGAGGTATCCCAAGCGTCTGGAGTCCTTGGCACATTGCCAAGAACAACAACGCTTAATAATTGAGGCATACAGATGAAACCCACCACATCTGATAAGCCTGTTGTTGCTGCGCCAATGATGAAGGCATGGGAAGTTGCTTATGGCGATTTACCCCGTGCCTTCATCAAGGCTTATGGCAGAGAACAGGCCAAGAACGAATATCGGATTCGTTATCATCTACATGAGAGCAGACAACCAATCGCATCGGAGATAAAAGATGTCAGCGGAAACTGATCTAGATCAGGCAATCGCAAACATCTCTTCGGCGATCAAGGAAATAACTGCTAGTCCCAAACCCAATTATACGGTCGATGGTCAGACCGTAGCTTGGGGTGACTATCTCGATACATTGACAACCAAGCTGGCATCATTGGTAAAGACCAAACAGCTGATCGGTGGCCCATATCAGCGCATGACAAGGATGAAATCCAAATGAAATACGCAGTTGTCAATGCTTCTGCATCTGGCTCAAACACAGTTGTTGCAGCAGTTTCAAACAAGAGGATTCGTGTCCTTTCCTATGTAATTATTGCTGCTGGTGATGTATCTGTTACTTGGCAATCAGCTTCGACTCCAATTAGCGGTGCAATGGCCTTAGCAGCAAATGGTGGTGCTGCTCCTTCTGCTGGACAGTTAGTTCCAGCTGGTCTAATTGGCCAGTTTGAAACCAATCAAGGCGAAGCACTTACCATGAATCTTTCTGCTGCAATCGCAGTTGGCGGGCATCTAACATACACTGTAACGGACTGATAAAATGGCATTTTTCCCTGTATTATCAATACGATACAAGGAAGTGCCAACGCAGCAGGTTATTTCTACACGCTTAAAAACAAAGCAGAAGCGAACCGCAATAACCGATTTGGCCAGAACAATAGTCTGGTCAACGGTTAAATTTTTTAATGCAGTAGTGAACTTTCTTAGCGGAAGACCGTATAATCCAGATGAATTACCTTACGATTATTCCTACGATTCTGAAGAAGAAACAGTAGTTGAAGATGTTCCAATTGATAATAAATTGGCTCGATTTGAACTAAAAGAAACAGCAAAATATATTGTTAAAAAACATAGGGAATTGCTGACTAATAGGACTTTTCCACCAGCATCAAAGCGTGGACAATATCCAAGTACCAGGACTGGATTCCTTGCAAAAAGCATTGGATTCAAGCCAAGATCTGGCGAATTGGCTTATGACATTGGTTATAAATCAATGAGGGGCACAACTGGTGATCCAGCTGAATATTCGCAAATCCTTGTTGATTGGGGAAGGAAAAGCATACCAGACACAACAAGGGCACTCTCTCCAATCTACTCCAAGAATAATTACTTAATTGAAGTAAGGTATGATGGGAGTAGTTTCTAATGCTCAACATAGCTGACGATTATGTAATATTCGACAACAAAGAGACAATCACTTTCCAGAATCAGGGCGAAAGTGTAATCACAATTACAGATGTAACCAGAAGGCCAGCTGTAATCGCAACAGAATCGGCCTCTGGTACGACATATTACACCACTGGGATCGAATTCCTAATTTGGAAAAACTCCGTCCTGACGGCATATATGGTCGATGGAGAAGGCAACGATGTGGTCAGTGATGATTTATATACAAATATAGATTTAGGATCAGGTGAATTTATTCCAAGATTAAATGCAACTATTGTTGATAAGAATGGTAAAAAGTATAATGTCGATTTAATTGATGATGGTGTTCTGCGCTCTAGGTGGAGCGTAAAGGCTACCTCTCAAGCTGCTGAAGGCATAAATTAATGGCTAGTTCAGTATTTTGGGAAGCACTGGTTTACACCAAGCAGCGTCTTGAGGCGATTCCAGCGATCCCAACTGTGAAAATTCGCAAGAAACCTGTACTGCTCCAAGAAGACACAATCCCGCTTATCCTTGTCACTCCGGGTAAGGAAAAGGTTGGGATAGAAGCATTTGAGCAGGTAGTCGAATATATCTACGAAATCCAGATAACCATGATCCGGCCCGGTAATCGTATATACGAAGCAGATGTTGAATCGTTCTTAAAATTACGCCAATCTATTAGAAATACTCTTTACCAGCCAACTCTTCCCGGTGCAAACACAGTAATTGATGCAATTATTGAAACAACTGCACCTTTTGATGTTGTATCTGGTGATGCTGGCAATTATGATATATCTGGTTTAATCATTAGATATAAAAGTATTGAGGAGCGAGTTAGCTAATGGCACTAAACTCTGCTTCAACATCATTGAGCTTATCGTGGGATCAGCAAAAAACCCTTACTGGATTTGATTCAGTAAGTCAGGGGCCAGATGCCCTATCGCTATCCGTATCTCCAAATTTAACTGGAACTAATCCAGTAAATGTTGTATTCGCAGAGCAGCGAACCTTGGCAGCTGCTGGATCATACACCTACGACATGAGTACAGGGCTAACTGATTTCCTTGGAAATTCAATCGCATTGGCCCGGATTTTCGCCATTGCCATCTCCTCATCCTCTGGAACAGTTGTATATGCTCCCGGTGCAACAAACGGTCTAGAGTGGTTCCTTGGTGGAACAAGCCCAACTATTAGCATTCCAGCTGGGGCAGGTTTTATATTTACGACTCCCACTTTCCAAGCAGTTAGTGGAACCGACAAAACACTGACTCTTTCTAGTTCTGCTGGTGCTACTTATAAAATTGCATTTTTAGGAGGTCAGTAATATGGCTTATTACGCTGGCAAGACCGGGTTCCTTAAAATCGCTACTGTTGCTCAGCCATTAGAGGAATGGAGCTTAGAACTTGAAACTGAAGAAGTAGAATTTACTAATTTTGAATCGTTTGGGATGAAATCAATTCTTGGTGGTATTCGTGGTGGCACTGTTTCTGGATCGGGAGTCATGGATAGCGTTGCTGGTGCAGCAGTCTTGACCAGCTTTTCTACAGCAGCTACATCAGGAACAATCATAGAGGTTGAGTGTGGTTTTGTTAAAACCGGCTCAATTGGCATAACTGTCAAAGCAGTCCTTACTAGCTTGACAATTGGGAACAATGTAAAGGAAAAGTCAACTTTTGAGTTTAGTGGAACATTGAGCAATATGGATTCTGCAACTACACTCCCAGTTGAAGCGCAGAATTCTCCATTAGTTATTGCTTAATAAATAGGAGCAAACCATGCCCTTCTATCTTGGTAAGGGTTCTGGTGTTGTCTTCACTTCTGAGACTCGACCGGGAACCGTCCTTAAACTCTTTGCCGATGAATGGGGCATTGAGATTAAGGACGAGTCCATTAATATTACAAGCATAAAACCACTTCGTGATAATAATGTCATAGATGATCTTGCAGCTGTTCCAGACTGGAAGAACTATGGCATTCCAATGCAAATGCTTAATGGCGGACTTCGTGAAACAGTAATTACTGTTCACGGATTTCTATTTTATGACAACACTGTAAGCGTTAATGATGGGGCAAGGATCCCGATTATCAACGAGCGTGGAAAACTTGAAATACAATATTCCAATGCAGCAGGGTTGAAAAAAAAGCTGTTCAAGGCTGATAGCGTTGTTGTAATTAGTTCAAAATTTGATATGTCAGTGACTGGTGCTTTGGAATATGATATAGAGTTCAATGCTCTAACTACTGGCATTGATTATGTACCCCACCCAGCAAAGGTTTAATCATGGGAATCAATACGCTTTCTGACTCTCTTGGACAGTCTGGCGGATCAATTGAATGGACTTGCTCCAAGGGAAACAAATACAAGATCTCGTTAATGACTCTTGAAAAGCAGTCAGAATTTGAGCGGGCATTAGAGAAGCGGGCAATTGAGAAAGTAAGGACGCTGAAGGATGTTCTTGACAAGGATGAATACTCAGCAGAAATATCCAAGACAATCGAATCAATTAAAGATGGGCACTATATTTTCGGTGGCCCAACTGCTTCCGAAGCATTGAGAACGCTTTGGGGCATTTCCAATTTAATGGCAATTCTAATCGGGGTATCTCCAAATGATGCCAGCATTATTATTGCTGAGAACAATGATATTGGCGAAATCATGGAAATGGTAATTGAAAGGTCTTTCCCGGTGGCATCGGGAAAGGGGAAGAAGGGGGAGGGCCAGTAAGGCCAAATTGGCCACAGCTTGTCGCTGGATTAGTGGATGAGCCATATTGCCTGACAATGGATCAGGTGGCAAAGCTAACTATGAGGCAAGTATCGCTAATTTACTATCGGGAGCGAGACAAGAAGACAGGGGTTCCAAAGAAGATAAACCCAAGCTGGGATAATAGTGTTGACAATACTTACCAGCAGTTTATTTCGTTAGGCCTCTTCTTTGGAAAGTCCATAGAAGAACTACAGGTGGAGTGGGAAAAAGCAAATGGCAACTCCAGCTGACAATCTAGATTCACTTGTTGCATCTTTTGGAGCAATCCAAGGGATAATGTCTAATATTGATGTTTCAATTCAGACTGCAAGCTCCACAACAAACAATTCAATAAATAACTTAATAACAGAAACAAATTTAAGGCTTGATTCATTAATATCAACAGTTGAATCTATTAATATGACTGCGATGCTTGGATTAGCATCACCTATTAGTGTTGATGTTGCTGGAATAACTCAAGTTATTGATGAGCTACAAAATATTTCAAATTTAATTATTGATCTAGATGCAACATTAGTGATGGTTGGAAACAATCTGGTATCTCAAATTCAAATGTCAGGAGCAACTACAATATCCACTGGAGCAATTGAAAGTGAATTAGTTTATCAGACTGCTGTACTTGAGAACATTTCAAGAAGTCTTCTTGACATACAAAGTGTTCTATGGTCATCTCTCCGTGCAAGTAATATGAATTTTAACGCATTGGAGGATTCTGATTGCTGTGAAAGGCTTATTGCAGAAATTCAAAAACTGGTAAATGGCAATAATAATAATAGGAATCAAAATAATAAAGGAGATCAAGGATCAGGTGGAGGGGCGAGTTTTAATAAGGCATTGGCTGGAATAACTGGAGGCATTGGAACAGCATTTGTTTCAATTACAACTGAACTTGCAAAATTTGGATCTCAACTAAAAGCAGCTGCATCAAAAGGTGGATTTGCTGGATTTGCAGGAGTGATGGGCCTTGTTGCTACAGCAGCAGCTGGGATACCTGCTGCATTTATGAGCATAGTTTCGCTTGGAAAATCATTTGTTAGCGCACTTGATCCAGCATTGATGCAGCAGCTTGAACTGGCATTTGCCAATTTAAGCGCAGTAATAGGAGTGGCATTTACACCAATAATTTCAGCAGCAGTTGTTATTTTTCAGATGATGGCAGATCAACTAAAGCCAGTGATGGAATTCCTTGTTCCATCAATACAGAAATTCGCTTTAACTTTAATAGATATAGCTGTCCCATATGTGGAAATGTGGGCATATGCTTTAGCTGAAATGGGGCCAGTAATTGATAACTTAACTGGATTAATGCAACCACTTGCAGCAGTGATAATGCCAATAATTATCACTGGTTTCAGAGGACTTGCAACAATATTGAATTTAATTATTGGCGTTTTCAATTTTGCTATTGCTGGAGTTTATGCGTTAATTGGAGCTTTCAATAAAGCAGCTGGATGGCTAGTCAGTTGGGTTAGTAAGGATAGTGCGAAAGCAATGGATAAAAGCGCACAAGACGCATTTGATAATGTGAGGAAATATGGCGATCAGGGAATGAAGTCATTTTCTGATGCTTTTGGAGATGTTAGTAAAAAAGTTGCTCCAGCTGTAAAAGGTGGCGGGGCTGGAATGGCAGCAAAGCAGGCAAGTTATGCAGGAATATCTGACCTTGGAAAGAGCATGATGCAAGCTGCATTTGGTTCAAGTAAAGAGGCTGTAGCCAACCAGCAACTTGAACAGCAAAGACGAGCAGCTGATGGAATTGATCGTCTTATTGGGCTTGGTTTAAGGCAGGATGTTGGCAATAGAAGGCAAGCAGGAGTCCGTGGATAATGGCAATTGCAGCATCCTCAAAAGAGTTATACGAACTCCTTGATAGGAACTCTCCATCAAAGGCCACATTCCAAACGGATGGTGGTTCTGCAACGATGGACTTTATTATCGAGCGTAAAAAAGTTGGCTATGTAATTGAGGATATTCTTGGAAGCGTCTTTAAATCTGGCAATGGTGGTGGAGGGCTTATCCGTAAATTACCAGCAGCGCATCCATATTATGATTGGCTATTTGCTTCAAAAATAAATAGCATTGAAGGCATTCGTCCAATTGGCAGAGAGCTTGGCGAGACATATCAAAAAGATCCAAGTCTGAATTACATTTACGACTTCGTAACTTATGAGCAGTACAAAGTATCTATTCAATTTGAACCTCGTCCTTACCTTATGATGAACGATACGGATCTGAAGGGTAAACAAGAAGAAAAGAAATGGTACTACAATCTTGCCGAAAATTTTGTTAATTTTACCGATGTAAAAGAATACCTGCGATTTGTAGATATTGAATGCGAACCTGCTGCTGAATTTCTTTCAAGTCCTCAAGGCCAGTTTCAATTCAAGACATCTGACGGTACGCCACCAAACAATAGCTCAGTTACAAACCAAAATGGTGGTGGAATCAATCTGCTAGTGGTTAAGCGGAAGATCAAATTTACATGGTTCTTTGTTCCATACGAAGTCATATTTTCAGAAAATGTCATCTCCGGTTTTGGAAAAGTCAATCAATACGATTTCTATGGATTCCCAGCCGGTTCTCTTCTGCTGGAGGGTACAGAGGTGAAGCGTTATCCGCCTCCTGAGCAGATGATTAAACCTGACCCGGTAAATGCTGGCCCAGTGGCTCAAAAACTGTGTGATATTACATTCGTATTCAATTGCCTGATGCAACCAGAGAAAGACTTGAGTACGAAAATCCCGGCAAGCACTGGGTTCAAGAAGACATATGGTCACAATCTTCTTCCTCGTGCGGGAGAATTGAAATATTATTATGTGGAAGCTGGTTTCAATAACAGACCAATCTACGAGTCTTATCCAATGGAGAGGCTTTTTCAGGTGATATAATATGGCAATGCAAGATGTAAGAAATATTGGCGGAAAGAATCAGGTAGTAACACCTGACTGGTTTGTCGCACGAATTACAGAGGTGGGTATAAGCGAGATTGGAAGCGGAACCTGTATTGGCTATCCGCATGGATGGTTGGAACAGCGTGTATGCCAAAATGCAATTGGATATGAAGACGCATCAGTTGAGTCAGCAGATTCCGGCACATTGGCCACTAGCGACAATCTTGCCTACATGATTGGTGGTGGTCAGGCAACAGTCGATGATCTTGTTCTAATGCGAATTAAAGGCATTGATACTGATGGGAAGACTGTATACGAATTTCAGCCAAGGGGTGGTGGTGGTGGATCTGGATTTGTGACATCAGTCCAATGTACTGGTGGATATTTGATTGTGAGCTATTGATAATGGCAACTTTTGACTGCAAAACACTGGCTCCCGGCCTAACTTATAATCCTGCATATTTTCCATGCTGGGGGCTGAGAGCGTTACCTACAACCATGTCATTCTCTGCTGGCCCATCAACGCCAATACCACCAAATACAAGCTGCAATACTGGCTGGCCAACAACGGTTATAACTGGAACACTTACCAGAACTGGGCCTTGTGATTTCGTATGGGGATATTCAACTGGATCATTTGGAATTCTCTTTGCTTGGACTGGTGGCGGGGTTCCACTTAGTTGCACGATTGACCAAGCAGAATTATACCCAAGCTGGTCATTGAGTAATGTAACGGGAACTCCAACTGGCTCATGTTCACAAAATACTACAACTGGAATTGTCACATTGACATTCAATGGGATCATCTCAGACGGATTTTGTACTTGTCCAATAACAGTAACTTTTAGTGGGTGACGCATGGCCACTCACGGGCCTGTTTATCAGCTTTCTGGGAATTGCGTAGTAACTCCCAGTAGATTATGTATGCCATTTAAAGAGTTTTGCATTCATACGCTAATGCACTCTCCGGGTATTGCTCAACCTATTGATCCACAAGCTGGAACATTTGGTTGCATGGCTAGTCCACAAACAACGAATCTTGGAACCCAATTCCTTCCTCAGCCAAAGATTCCAAGCAATATCAATCGTGCGCCAGTTTACGGAAGAACATCTGATAATTTGACTCTCGATTTTTATTACCAAATAGCAGATCTTGCCCCGTGGAGATCAAGGAAAATACTTGGTGTTTCAGATCCTTACAACAAAAAGACTTCCGGGCCAGCTGTATATCAAGGGCATATGGTTACAGAGGTCAGGAGAAGGTTACGAGGAGCATCTCCAAATAACGCAAATTATGTTGGCCGATACTCGCATTATTTTACTGATTCAAACGCTCCAATAAATGGAGAAGCAGACTGGTTGCGATTCATGCACCCAGCTGGATTGTTCTGGACGAATAAAGGACTTTCTGAGCCATTCAAGGCAATAGATGCTTATGAAGACACGGATCAGTATCCAGTCTTTACTGACAACTACAATCAGTATTTCATTCCATTCTGTTCTCCTCTGAATGTCTATAACGAAATTGGCCAGCTTATTGGCCAGCACATTGGCTACACAATGATCTTTGAGTTTGGATTCGCTTACAATCGAGTTCCAACCAAGATAAATTTGCCAGAAGATTACTACATTAACCCGCAACCTATTCCGCCAATAAAGGTGACTCCTGAAAACCAATTCATGTCACTGGACTGCCATTTATTCATGGTTAGTGCGCCAGTTGGTGGTGGTGGTGGAGCTACTGAAATAAGATCTCCACTCCTAAATTCAGTGCGCTATTGGTTCTACAATAAGCCAACATCCACATACAATATTTGTTCTCCATACATATATTTGAATTGTGGTGAAACAACATCAGAATGGAAATTTGATGTGACATTTAACCACTATGGAGGCGGAAGCGAAGTAATAAAGTTTGGCTTATCAAACCTACAAATTTATGTGACTCCATAAAATGCCAACTATTGAAGTAAGACCAGCATCGGCAATCGTCACAGCGACAACAAATGTCACTGTGGCTACTAATGTTTGTGGGGATCTGCCATCAACAATTCCAGTCAATATTGACTGCTCATTATGTAATCTTGGATTTCCTCAGTTTGGTGGGCAAATTGCTATTAGTTTTTATGGGCCAATTTGTCCACCCGCTACAATTCCAAGCCCCAGTTTTTGGCTTGGATCAGCAGCAAAAGGAGCGCAATGGCAATGCCCAAATCCGGGCATGAATGCTGAGCCCAATCCAAATAAATGGGTGGCTACCGGGTACTTTGGTGGAATTGCATCTGGATCATGCGCCAATCAATACAAATTTGAAGCAGAATTGAATGCGCTAAACTACACGCAAATTAGTGTTTCCGTAAATGTATATGTTTTAGTCCCAGCAACTGGCGGTGCTACTTGGGCATTGTATTCAGCATTTAGCGAAACAATGACTGAAACGCCAAGTATAGATACGAGTCTTTATAGGAGCAGGGCATTTCAATCGCCAAATTATATGTCTTTGACAGTCAATCAGAATGGTGGAAAAGGTGATCCGGTAAGCTACTACAGGATGGTGGTTGGCACTGAGAGTATGCGGGTTGGGTGTGGCGATCCATCAGCAGCTGGAAACGGCGTTCCAGATGTATGCGGAATGTGGGATGGTTCGCAATGGCTTAGCTGTATGCGTGGATTTATAAAATCGACTGGCAATACATCAATCAGAGAGTTCACTCAACTTGGATTCAATCCATCTGGTTGTGGAACAGTTGGTGGAACTCCATGCGAATGTGACACAATAAATTTAACTGCAACATCTCCACCGACTGGAACGACGACATACAATTTTGATCCATCATTTGTAACGAGCTACGGGGTACTTGGAATAACAGGAGGCATTGAAGCAATTGGCGCACAGCAGCAGCTACAAATAGCCAAGGGAACTGATTGCGGAATAGCGATAGTTGTAAAACAAATAAACAATGGGACAATTTACATTTGCACCAATGACAACGGGGCTGGGTGGATATGCTCTGCTGCAACATTGGCCCAAGCGAATAGCCCACACATATTGACGGCATCACGATCAACCTTTGTTGTTTATCTATACTCGCTCAATTTCCCTAACCCTGAATTACTTTCAACGGAATGTTATACCCCTCCAGCTGAGGGATTCATTCCTCTAGAAATCCCGGCACAAGCTGAAATTGTGCAAGAACCAATCCCAGAGGATCAATCTCAAATCAAGATGCTGAGGCGGATGAAATTGAACTGCATCCACCTTGGAGAAGTAATAGCCAATTCAAATCGAGGTGGTTGTGGATCATGCTCAAAATATAAATGCGCCATTCATGGAGAATGCAGGAAAATAGATAATCTAAATGAAGTAGCACAGTGTGTGACCTGCGAGGATTATTCCAATGGCTAATTTCGTATACAATAGTTTTTGCTATGATTTATGCTATAATACAATAAAAATCCCAACAGATGTATTCTACATGATGCTTGTCACATCAGCATACACTCCAGATAGATCGCATTCCAAGCGAAGTTCAATAACGAATGAAGTATCAGGGGCTGGTTATACTGCTGGTGGGAAGCAGGTCACCATGCTCCTCCAGACTGTAGATAATACGAATAACGATGTTGAAATTTTCTTCGATACTGTAACTTGGGCATCTTCATCCATCACTGCTCGTGGAGCAGTCATCTATAAAAAACGAAGCGGGCCATCATATTCGGATGAACTTATCCAATATATAGATTTTGTAACTGACAAAACGAGCAGTTCAGGCGATTTTATCGTTACAATGGTCGATTCACTTAAATTTCAATATATATAAGTATTGCATGACATATATTTCTCAATTATATTGAATCAATAATCAATATTGATTTTGAGAGAGCATACTGCATGGACTGGCTCAAATTTGTCGAGCAGTATGGACTTGCCTCAGCCGGGCTAGTTGCCGTGTTCTGGTATGTAATTTTACCGCTAAAAGACAGGCATATTAAGTTTCTAGATACAACTGAAGAAACGAATAAATCTTTGGCTAAAACGATTGAGAAGCAAGCTGAAATACTAGAAGGTGTGCAGACTGG